ATGGTTAACGAGATTGTCTACCACCTGTGGAAGAACACAGACCTAAATATTGGCTGTGCGTTCCTAGAGGCTGACCCCGGCGAAGCAGTTCAGAACCTGTTGACAATACACAACAACATGAACTTCTCTCTCGAAAACATGGAGGACCATGATCTTGAGAAGTACAAGTCCGACATCATCACAGACGGTCGCATCTTCTTGTATGATCACTTCGGTGCCGGAGACCCAGATGAGATTTTCTTGAAGTTGCGGAGCATGGTCAAAGGTAACGGTTGCCGTATCTTGATTATCGACCCGTTACAGGCAGGTGTCTCCAACAACGGCAACGATGTGATTGATGACTTCATGGATCGACTGCTGAAGCTGGCTAAGGAAACCAACGTAGCTATCCTTGTGGTGTCTCATATGCGTAAGCCTAGCGCTACACAGCCCCACAACGTGTCTGAGTATGACCTAAAGGGGTCAGGCAGTATCAACCAGATCGCCTTCAACACGATTCTCTTGAGCCGTGATAAGATGGCAGAGGGAGATTACGCAAAGAACAGTACCTTCGTGCAGCTTGTGAAGTGCCGTAGGACTGGACAGACAGGGCCAGCAGGCTGGTTGTACTATAATCAGGTAACAGGACGGTTAGAGGCCGGAGTATCACCAGAACTGAAGGCGGCTTCGGGAGAAGATGAGTTCTGAGACTAGGGCTTGGGACAAGACTGGTAATCGAAACAGGGGTGCATACCTTTGGGGCAAAGTGAAGCTCAAATGCACAGACTGTAATAGAAAATACCCGCAGGCAGTACTAGACTTCCATCACCCGATAGGGGTTATAAAGACGATGGCGTTAGAGTACAAAGCTTGGCGAGGGATCGCAGGACCTAAGCCCGAAGTAGTCGCAGAAGCTAACCAATGTCTGGTTCTTTGCGCTAACTGTCATAGATTGGAGCACATTAGGATGAAGAATGAGAAAAGTGATATTGGACATCGAGACGGACGGCCTGAAACCGAAGAAGGTTTGGGTAGTGGTGACCAAGGATGTGGATACCAAAAAAGTTTCGACTTTGAGGAACCCGACACATGAAACCCTCAAAGAGTTCTTGGGCGGTGTTACACACATTATCGGGCACAACATTATTGCCTTCGATGTACCTGTACTCGACAGACTCTTGGGATTTGATAGTGCCTCTGTTCGACTTACAGACACTCTGGTTCTCTCGCGACTATGCAACCCTTCTTTGGAAGGTGGACACAGCCTCAGAGAGTGGGGAATACGACTGAATCTCCACAAAGGGGACTACGATGACTGGAGCAAGCTGACGGACGAGATGGTTGACTATTGTGTGCAGGACGTAGAAGTTACGTATGCGGTCTACAACAGGCTGACAGCAAAGCTGGCACCCTTTGGGGACGAGAGTATTGACCTTGAGCACGATGTGCAGAGGGTGATTACAAAACAGATCAACAATGGTTGGTTATTAGATCAGAAGCAAGCGATAGACTTACTGGGAACACTGTATGACAAAAAACTTGAACTTGAAAATAGCGTCAGGGATACCTTCAAACCGTTACCTGTTTTTATCAAAGAAATCGTACCCAAATACAAGAAAGATGGTTGCCTGTCTAATGTGGGTCTTAAGTTTCTTGGGGATGATTGTAGTCTCGTGGGCGGTTCTTTTAGCCGTATTGATTACCCTGACTTCAATCTAGGGTCTAGGCAGCAGATCGGTAAGTATCTCCAATGGTTCGGATGGAAACCTAAGGACTTTACTGAGACTGGACAGCCGATTGTGGATGAGAAGGTACTGAGCAACGTGAAGGACATACCAGAGGCCCAGCTGATTGGCGAGTACCTCTTGGTCCAGAAGCGTATTGCACAGGTGGAATCATGGGTAGATGCCGTAGAGGACGATGGGCGTGTACACGGTTATGTTAATGCTATCGGTGCAGTCACAGGACGTATGACGCACAGTAGCCCTAATATGGCTCAGGTGCCTGCTGGTTACAGCCCCTACGGTAAAGAGTGCCGTGCTTGTTGGATTGTGCCTAAAGGTTACAAGCTTGTTGGCTGTGATGCCTCAGGTCTTGAGTTACGTATGTTGGCCCACTACATGGACGATGTTGGATACACAAAGGAAATATTACATGGTGACATTCACACAGCGAACCAAACAGCTGCGGGACTTGCAACAAGAGATCAAGCTAAGACTTTCATATACGCATTTCTTTATGGCGCCGGAGACGCGAAAATTGGTACTATCACCGGAGGATCAGCAAGAGATGGTAGAAGACTTAAGGAGAAATTTCTTACAAACACACCAGCTCTTGCAAACCTACGAGACAGAGTTGGAACAGCTGCTAACCGAGGTTATCTCACAGGGCTGGACGGAAGAAAACTCTGGATTAGATCGCCCCACGCTGCCTTAAACACTTTGTTACAGTCAGCTGGTGCAATTGTAATGAAAAAGGCATTGACAATTCTTGATGAGTATGCTAAAATATATGATATACAGTATAAATTCGTTGGCAACATCCACGATGAGATACAAGCAGAAGTCCGAGAAGATCAAGCACAGACGTTCGGGTGGTTAGCTGTAGAGTGTATAAAAGCGGCAGGCGTAAAGCTTAACTTAAGATGTCCTCTGGACGGTGACTTTAAAATTGGAGAATCATGGGAACAGACACACTAATCAAAGATATTTATGACTTACTAGAGAACAAAAAGGTCTCTAAGGATGTCAACATAGACTTCTTAATCCACGAGTTCGGGGAGTCTATGAAGAAGATCATGAAGCGTCAGCTGAGTGACTGGAAACCAGACCGTAGGACCATTAGACTCTCTAATGTGGGCAAGACGCCTCTGTACCTTTGGAACCTCATGAGGGGGACAGAATCAGAGAAGATGACGCCCAACACGCTACTGAAGTTTATGTATGGACACATCATTGAAGAGATGCTGTTGTTCCTTGTGAAGGCTTCAGGGCACAAGGTGACCGATGAGCAGAAACGCTGTGAGGTCGCTGGTGTCATTGGACACATGGATGGACGTATTGATGGTACTTTGATGGACGTTAAGAGTACAAGCTCTTATAGTTTTAAGAAGTTCAAAGATGGTTCACTGGTGGACAACGATGCCTTTGGATACATAGACCAGCTCAAGGCCTATGCGAAGTCCGAAGGGGACACAAAGATTGCTTGGCTTGCCATGGACAAGCAGAATGGACACCTAACTTGGCTAGAGTATGACCTCGAAACAACTGATCATCCTAAACTGAAGGAAGACATTGAAGAGAAAATCGTAAATCTAAAAAAGGCGGTGGAATCGGATACTGCGCCAGACTTGTGTTACGATTCTGTAGAGGACGGGAAGTCTGGGAACGAAAAGCTTTCTATGGAATGCTCCTACTGTCAATACAAAAAGTCTTGCTGGCCCGAGTTAAGAACTTTCTTGTATTACAATGGACCAAAGCATTTGGTAAAAGTAGTTAACGAACCTAAAGTACAGGAGATCACACGATGACTAGAGCGATTTTGAACAAACTGGTTGTCTACAAGCAAAGCAATGGTCACATGACCTTTAGGGAAGCAGTCTACGACGAGGAAGGTGACTTAGCACTCATGGGGGCAACCCCAGCCTTCCCAAGGGCACTTAGCCTTAATGACCTAGAGGCTGACCTAGAGGAGTTCATGGCAGCTCTTGACAGGACAGTGGTCAACGAGGATGATCTTGATGTAGATGACGATGTTGATCTGGATGACTTCGATGTAGACGGGGAGTTAGCAAACTGATGTTTACCATAGAAGAACTAAAGGAGAAAATCGTAGAGACTTACGATCCAGATCTTCTGGTGGATGTTCTTAAGGTAACCACAGAAGAATTGGTCGAGGCTTTAACGGATCAGATCCAAGAGATGGCAGACTTCTTTGAGGAGGAGTTTAAAGACGATGCAGAAGATTAACCTACGGTGGAGAAACGGTACAGGGATAACGAACTACGTTTCACGTGTTGAAGACTTCCTAGGT